TCAGTTGGCCGGCACCACGAATTCGGCGCGCTTCGGGCGCTGCCCATTGTTTCCCGGAATGACGATGACAACACGGCAGACGGTTTGCCCGCCGCGATTTTCCGCCGTAGCCTGCACAAGCTGGCCGCCCTGCTGGGCGGCAACCCGCGCGCCGACCGAATAGCAGTCCGCGCCACCTTGTGCGAGCAGAAGCGGCTTGCCGGCTGCATCCGCCAGAGCGTTCCCCGGAAGGGAAAAGGCCAGCGAAAACGCCAGAAGCGCAATCTGCCCGGTTCTATGTGCAAGTAGCCTCAACATGCCAACGGGTTTAGCTCAGCGCGGCTGAATAGGAAATGAACAATTTGATTGTCGGTTATGCGGGAGGGGACGGAAGGGTTCCTTGCAAACGCTGCCGTCCCCTTCAGCTTCACAAGATACGGCTTTTTGCTGCCACACGCCCGAAAATGGCGATGAGACCGGAAATAGCCGAGATCGCACTCAACATGCCTTCCGAAACAGCTCCGCTGTCGATCTCATCGACCTGATAGCCGAGAATACCTGCAGCGGCCGTTGCTATGGTTACCATCGAGGCCCAGATGGTGCGGGACAGATACCAAGGTTTGCTGTCGGTCATTTCAGGTCCTTTCCTGTTTAAAGAGAGTGTCAGACTTCAAGGAAAATGCGCGCGGGAAGCCCCGCTCCAACTGCTGCGCTCTTTTGCGCGACAGTCACTTCGACGCGGCTTCCCGCCGCCGGAAAATCACCTGCCAGCAAATCGGCATCGTAGATCCAGAAGGGCTCCTCAACCGCTACGCTGCGCAGCGGAACACCCGCGGCGGATGCGACATCGATCCGATAGGCCTCGCGATCTTCCGAAATCGGCGTTTCCGAGACTTCCCAGGCATCGGCGTCGATCCGTTCCCGCCTGACCCAGGAGAATACCCAATCACCATTGGGCCTTCGGCGCGCCCGCAAATGCACCGGCGACAGAGGTCGCTGAGCGCGGACCCCGCCGCTCGTACTGAATTGCAGAAACCGGTCGCTTCCCGTTTCCTCTCCCGCAGGCCCAATCCGCCAGTTGCGCGGCAGGCCGATTTCACCCACCCCCAATCCTGCTGGGCGCACCGCATGATCGAGCAGCACGAAACCCGCCCCTTGAGGCGCGCCCGCCAGCATCGCATCGCCGGTGCCCGCCTGGCCGCGCAACAGCCCGGTGAGGCGCCAAAGCGACGGCTCCACTTCCTCAGCTGTTGCAAACTGCACCACCTCCCAAATCCCAACCGCAGAGAAAACAGCCGCGGCATTGCCCCCACCCAGCACATGCATTCGAGACAGGCTCTGCAACTCCCCCTGCAACAGCTGCACGAGGATCGAGGCCTTGTGGTCGAACCGCCCCTCGAACCCCACGCCGAGCGCCTCGCGAAGAAAGCCCATCGTGGCAGGTCGCGCGAGCGTCGTGCGCAGATCGAAACCGTCATCGTCAGGTGAAGACAGAACCACCTGCTGCCGCCAGGGACTGGCCCGCGCCGCGATCTTCAATCCCTCCTCAGGCATTTGCATGCCGGCAAGCCAGGGCAGATCCATCATCAGTGCAAAGGGCCTTGCCGCGATCTCCGCCTTCGTGCCCACGGGAGAACGTTCTACGATGGCGGAAGGCGGCGCGGCGCGCTTCACACGCTGTGCCTTGATCGCACGGACAATCCCCTCCTCGATCTCCGTCACGACATATTCGGCACCGCGCTCGTCTTCTGGCAGACGCAGGAGCGATCCAGGATGAATACCGCGCTCGGTCATGGCGGTCGCAAAGGAAATCCGTTCGCGCCCCACCCATTGACGACGCAGCCATTCTTCTGCCTGTGCGCCGGCGACAGAGGCGGTCAGCACACCGGGAAAACTCAAAAAGCTACGCTTCTTTCCCCTGGCCCCCGAATGCCGTGCCAGAGACGTGGCCGATTGATGCTCCTTCATCTGATCGCGAAAATCGACATGCAGCTCGGCGGACAGAAGATGATCGGGCTCACGAATCCGCTCGACAACGGGTGCATCCGGGGCAAGCACAAGATCGCGGGCGATCGGTGCTGCACCCACATGACGCCCCAGGCTGTAGAATGCCAACTCGCCCGCCGTCTCGCGCGCTCCGATCCCGAACAGGTCAAGCAGAGGTTCAAGTGCGGCGCGCGCCGTGGAGGGATTGGAAACCACATAGCCGGCAACCGTCCCGTCCGCCATCTGCGTATCGGCAGAGGGAATTCCATGGTCCGCCAGAACAGCATCGATCAGGTCGGCGGCGGTCGTCCCGTTCACACGGCCGTTCAGCCAGTGACCACAGGCCCAATTGTCACCGTCCCCCCAAAGGTCGCTTCTGAGCGGGAAGGCAGGAAACGGCCTCGCGTCCCAAGCCCATATCGCGATATTTTCGGGCTGCACCATCGGCCCGCCATACACTTCCGAAACCGGGTTTTCAGGGCCGGCTTGCCCCCAATGAGCATAATGCGCCTGTAGAAACCGATGCTGCGCTAGGTCGGAGCGGCTACCATTGGAAAAATACGGCAAGGTCCCTTCCGAGGACTTCCGGTCGGGAAAGGCATTCGGCTGGTTGGGGCCTTTATCCACCGCTGCGCATCCAAGCTCGGTGAAAATCACCGGCTTGGAGCGTGGCACCCAGGCGGTCGGAGCCCCGGCCTCGATCCCGCCGTGACGATTATAGTGCGGATTGGACCACCACCCGGCCAGATCCTTGTAACGGAAGACCCAGTGCTTGCCGTAGGCGTCGTCCGATATCGGGCTCCTCAGCCGCAAAGCGCGATCCCCAGCGCTCGCGTAGTACCATTCGAAACCCTCGCCCGACGATAGCGCCGCCTCCAGACCTTCGGCATCGTAGGGGCCTGAAAACCCGTCAGGATTGCCGCCCGCGCAATCCTCGTCGCGCCAATCGGAGAGTGGCATATAGTTGTCGATGCCGATAACATCGATCTCAGGATCGGCCCAAAGTTCATCCAGATGGAAGAGGACATCGCCACTGCCATCTGTGGGCTGATGCCCGAAATACTCTGTCCAGTCAGCCGCATATGTGATGATCGTTCGCGGGCCCAGCGCCTCGCGCACCTCACCTGCCATGCGACGCAACGCCTCCACAAATGGGAATTTGCCCTTTTCATCCCGTAGCACGGTCAATCCGCGCAGTTCCGAGCCGATCAGGAATCCGTCGACGCCACCCGCCGCCGCCGCAAGACGAGCATAATGCAGGAGGAAACGCCGGTATCCCCAATCGTCCGGCGCGCCCTGAAACTCGACCGTGACATCAGTCTCGAACAGGCCAAGCGGCCCCCCGGTCCCGTCTGAGAACTCAAACTGCGACGGTTGTGCGTTCCCAAGAAACGCTGAAATCTGATTGCGGGCGGCGTTGGTTTTGTCGGCGCTGCCCGGTCTGCCGATGGCAGGAAAGCATGTTACGCGCCCACGCCATGGATAAGCGGGCTGTACCGCCTCTCCTCCCGGATCGGGCAATCCGTTACCTTCTGGAATATCCATCATTACAAAGGGATAAAGCCAGACTTTCAGATTTCGATTCCGGATGGCACGGATCGCCTCCAGCACCGTCTTGTCGGAAGGCGTGCCCCCATAGGCAGCCCCCGAAGAGGTCGTTGATACCGTCTGCGCCTCATATCGCCTGTTCCCGGAAACCACCCACGGGGCCGAGTGCTCACCTTCAAGCCAGGGCGAGAACAGCATGGCGGGAATACCCATTTTCCCCCACCACTCTTCCCACATCTCAGGAAAGTTCCGCTTGCCCGGTGTGGCTACCATGGGTTTGATCCGGCATTCCCCGGCCCGCAAATCCGTTCCGAACCAGGAGACGACCAGCGAAACCGTTTCGAGATTGGGAAACAGCATCTGCAATTCATCGAGCGAAGCTTCGAGATCGCTTGCCGCAAGCAGGGTGTTGCGATTGACGACAGTCTCCTCCCCCGGTGCCGTCGCGACATCGACCGGTGTCGGCGACAGACCATATTCGGTCGCCCCGGGTATCAGGGCGACCGAACGTATCTGCTTGTGCAGCGTGCCGACCGGCCGCATCACCTCGAACTGGAACTGCGGTATGCGGCGTCCGTAATCGTCGATGGGAATACGGTCGATGACCACATAGGCTGTACCGCGATAGGCGGGCGTGTTGCCCACGCCTTGCTTCGCCTCGATCAGTGGATCAGTAAGCTGCTCTTCGCTCCCGTTATGGACACGGATTTCCACCTTGGTGCGGTCGATCTCACGCCCGTCCGCCCATATCCGCCGAACGCCGGCGATCTCGCCTTCGCACAGTGCAAATGCGGCATTGGCGAAATAGCTGTAGGTCGTGTATTTCGGCCCCCCTTTCAGTCCCTGCCGCTCCGTCCTGCTCGTTTCCTCGAAACGCGTCGCCCAGATCAGCGTTCCGCCCGTGCGCACGGTCCCATAAAGGCGGGGGAGAGGTGCGCCATCCTCGGCCGAAAACGGCCGGGCGGCGGCTAGGCGCGGCCCCTCGTAATGCTGGGAACCGCTCAACAGCGCACGGTCGATCATATAACCGGCCATCGCACCGGCGGCGGTCCCCAGCGTTGCGCCCACGGGACCAAGGAAGCCGCCGAACAACGCACCGGCGGCGACCTGCAATACAATTGTCGCCATGATTGCACTCCGCAACAGCGCCCTTGCTTCGGCGAAGTGCCGAGCAGGAGCGCTCCAAAACTATGAATTCAGAGACCTTTTGCGCTTTCAGGCAGCAGGCAATGGCGGAAAGGCGAAGACACCCGCGATGCGTCGCCTCCATTGCGGGACGAGCGCCGAAACGGTGACTTCCATTCCCTGATAGGCATGAACGAAAGCACATCCAGCAGTCATGATGCCCACATGCTTTGCTGGAAGATGCGGCCGCCAGCGCAACAGGATGAGATGTCCCTGCGCCAGCCCTGCGATATCCACCTCTCGGCAATGCCGGCGTGCGGCCTGAAGCAGGCGATCCTCGCCTGTCGTCTCCGTCCAGTCCGCGCTATAAGGACCCGGATCCTCCGGTTCTGCGCCATACAGGTCGCGCCATACCCCGCGCATCAATCCAAGGCAGTCGCACCCCACGCCCTTGCGGCTCGCCTGATGGCGGTAGGGCGTTCCGACCCACTCCAGCGCCTCGGATACGACCCTTTGCGCCAAGGCCCATTCGGTATCCGCAATGTCATTCATGGCACCAGCACCCCACCGTCGAAATGCCCGCCTTCATTGACATAGCCATAGGCCGCATCGTCGCCCGGCAAATGCGGAAAGCCGCGAAAATTCACGCCATTGGAGAATTTTTCTCGACAGCTGGAAAAGCTCTTGTCGCAGCCCGCAACGATGCGGAAAGTGTCCCCGACCCGAACCGGTAGCGTTCCTTCTCTCCAGAGCGAGAGCCGCGCCGTGCCTCCGCTTTGGGCAAGATGTCCCGTCACCCTTTCGCTTCTGCCGCTCGCATCCCCAGAACTCCAGGTCAGTAAGCCGTTCGCGAACCAGCCGTCGGCAAAATCTCCAAGCCCTTCGACGCTCACAAGATCGCCCTCATCCTGTCCTGTCAGCGTTCCCATCCCGACATAGGCGGCCCCTTCCAGAACCATTCCGCACCGGCTGTCGCCAAGTTCCGCGTCGCAATGGCGGCGCACCGTCTTTCCGTTGGGCTGATCGAGGGCCTGCGTCAGGCTTTCCAGTTCGGCGACGAAACTGCCGTCGCGGCGCGTCACCTTGCCGATCACGGCCACCCTCAGGCAGCTAAACTGCGCTGGGTCGTTCCAGTTGACGAGAAAGGTCTCGATCCGCGCTGCGTCATAAAGACCCGAGCCGATATCCTCCTCGCGGATATCGGCGGCCGAAAGCGCACCCTCGACGTCGACGGTATCGACCGACAGCCCGAACGTGCTCTTCGCCTCGCTCGCCGAAAAGCCCGTGCTGGGCTCGAACCGTGTGGCGTCGCAGACGATAACGCGGTCATGATCGGTAAAGCCCATCACCTTGCCGTCCGCACGTGTCAGCCGCCAGCACTGGCAGAGGGTAGTCACCTCGCCCGCGAGATGCGCGGCAAAGCCGTCGCTGATGTCCGTCATAGGAGAATCTCCACAAGTGGAATTGCCGGTATCTGTCCGGCCTTGAACGCTGCAAGGCTCACCGACAGGCGTTCCGTATCAAACCGCACCGGCACATCGAATTCGAAGCCGGCGGTAATCGATGCCCCCGCTGGCGGAGCGGCCCCAGGCGGAAACGCGATTTCCCCCGTCTCCCCATCGAGCGTGAACCCCGCCCCTTCTGCGATCTCCACCCCATCCACACCCACCCGGACCGACCCCGCCACCGGTTTCGCGATCTGCCTAAACATCGGGTCCGGTTCCTCGCCATACCGCTTCATCAACGCGAAACGGACCGTCTCCCCGTCTCCCGTCGCGACCGGCTGGTCGAGAATGGAAGGCATCGCCGACGGCTTGCAGGACTTCATGTCGAAGGGATCGCGGAAACGGAACCCGTGCAACGAACCCCGCCGTGCCTCGAAGAAGGTCAAGACCTCATACAGATCATCGAGGGAGCGCAGCCCCGTTCCCGCGTCATAATAGCGGCGCGCATCGGCCTGGCGTGCGTTGCGCTTCTCGCGGCCCGACACCAGTTGCACGATCTCGTTGCGCCGCTCAGGCCCGCCCGTCGCGCCGAAGGATACCGCGACAGGAAAACGCACGTCGTGAAAGCTCTCCATGACCAGTCAGCCCTTCACATGCGCCGCGCGCCACGCGTCACCGCGCGGGCGAGCATGCCGGTGATCTGCGCCTCGGACTTGCGGAAGGAAGCTGCGTCCGGCGTCGACACATTGAACACCACGGTCGCGGCGGGGGCCCCGCCATTCATGGCAACCCCCAGCCGCCCGTCCGCGCCGCGTTGCAATGGCAGGATCGCCTCCGCACCCGCCTCTCCCATCAGGCCCATATTGCCGCCCATCGGAAAATAGGTTGGAGCCGAAACGACGCCTCCATTGGCAAACGGCATCACCGAGCCCGGCACACCGCCCTTGGCAAAGGGCAGCGCCCCGCCGAAGAGTCCCGAAAAGAGTGACGACCCCAAAGCGCTCAACGGTTGCAAGGCCTGCGACAGCGCCATACCGGCCAGATTGAGGCCGATATTGCGCAACACGTCCTCGAACGATTTGCCGCTCACCACCGCGCTCTTCAGCGCACCGGTCATCTGCCGGCCAAAGTCATCGGCCAGCCCCTTCAGGTCGTTCAGGGCCGTCTCGAAGGGCTTCGTGTCGGCTCTGATTTCGAATGTCACATCCTCAGCCACGCTCTTCTCCTTCTTTTGCCTGTTCCTGCGGCGGGTCGGGGAAATGCCGCATCATCTCGTCGAGCTCTCTGCGACCGGGCGCTGTCCCTCCCCCTTCCCGGGCAGCGCCCAGCAGAACCGCAAGTTCGCGTGGCGTCAGTGCCCAGAAGGCGGCCGGTGGAAGCCGCAGCAGGCCAAGGCCGAATGCCATCACCTCCCGCCAGGGGAACGGACGGCGCTCGCCTGCTGCGGCATTCAAGGGTTTGGCGTGGAAGGCTCCCGCGCCGCGTCCCTATTCTCTTCTCCGAAAGTCGCGGCAAGAAGGGCGGCAACGATCTGTGCGTAACCGGCAGCCCCACCATCGCAGCGCATCAGGCCAAGCTCCTCATCGCTTACGCCATGCCCGCCGCCCCGCAATCCCGCCGCGATGATCCTCATCATGTCGCGCGCCGAAAGCCGGCCCACCGAAAACCGCTCGACGAGCTGAGCGAGATCGTCCGCCGCAAAGGCGTCCTCCAGTTCGGCCAGAGCGCCAAGCGTCAGGCACAGCCTGTATTCCATTCCGTCAAGCCTGGCCGACACCTCGCCGCGTCGACGGTTCACCCCATTCACCGTTCCACTCATGCCGCACCCGTGAAGCTGATTGCGCCGGCCGATTCCAGCGCCATTTCGAAGGTGACTTCGCCGTCATGGCTGCCGCCATATTCGAGCGCGGTAATCTGGAAGGGGCCCTCCACCGTGCCGAAGCCGGGCAAGACCACCTGCCAGAAAACGATGTCGCCGGCGAAGAACCGGGCGCGGATCGCCGCGTCCGACGCGCTGTCCTTGAAGATGCCCGAACCGCTCAGGCCGGCGCGTTGCACGCCGCTTCCCGCCAGAAGTTCGCGCCAGCGACCGGCCGAATCCGCGTCCGTCACATCTACCGTTTCACTGTTGAAAGCGAGGCGCTTGGCGCGCAGTCCCGCCACTGTCGTGAAATCCCCCGCCCCGCTCATGTCGAGCTTGAGCAGAAGGTCCTTACCCTTCTTCGCCACCATCGAAATTCTCCAGTTTTCTGAACTGTCGTCATGCGGGTTCGATCACGGCACGAAAACGCATGAGCCCGTGATGCGCGCCGAGATCGTCGTCGAAGCGAATTTCCGCGCTTTCCTGGCGAAGGTTCACCAGATTGAACCCATTCATCGCAGGCTCCATCTCCACCAACGCCTTGCGCACCGCTTCGATCAGCACCAGCGCCTCTGCCTTGCCCTTGGCGCCAGACCAGATATTGAGCGTGAAGAAATGTTCGCTGCCCTGTTCGGTATCCGTGCTCCAGTCATGGATGCTCGACGGACCGAAGGTCACATAGGGATAGGCGGTACGCATGGGCGTCAGATCGTGAAACTTCGCTCCTCCAAGCGCTTGAACGAGCGGCGCGTGGTCGGAAAGTGCTGAAAGAATGGCTTTTTGCAGTTCAAGTGCTGCCTGCATCACCCTTCTCCACATTCGTGCGCAAACGCCTCGCGCGCTCCTTCTGTTTCTCAATCGCCGCCTGCTCGACCGTCCGGTGCGCAAGCCGACGCAGGGTGCGCACCATGTCGTCAAGGGTGGTTTTCATGGATATCTTCACCGTCCTTCCTCCCTTACCCGGCAAACCAGATACCGGCCCGTCTCGTCTGGATCGTAGGCATTCAGGATCGCGAAGTTCCTGCCGGAGCGGGCAAGCTGCATGCCGCTGCGCACATCGTTGCGAAAACGCATCGTGATGCGGTGCGTCACGGTCTCATGGTCCTGTCCGGCTCCGAAAAATGCACCGGGGCTCACCGGTTCGATCATGGCGAGCAGGCTTGCGACCTCACGCCAGCTTTCGGTGAATCCGCCGGCGCCATCCGATACCGCAAGCGGTTCCTCGAGCCGCATTTCCGTTCGAAATGCGCCCGGATCGATGAACTGGATGCGCATCAGAGCCTCGGCATGCGGAAAGCGTCGATGAGCCGCTGAAAGCCCTGCGGCAGCGAAACCGGCTGGTCTGCGACGCCATATTGGGCGCGAAACTCGTACCAATGTCCCGTGAGCATCAGAATTGCCCGGCGCAGAAGGTCCGGCACATCGGTGCCCGCTTCGCCATATCCGGCCGAAAAATCGATCTCGATGCCATTCAGTGCCTGCCCCGGCTCCAACGGTCTGCGCGAAAAGTGCAGTCTTGCCGGCAACGAGACAGAATCGAGCAAATAGGTGGCCGGATCGATCACGGATCCCGCGCCATCGGCATCGAACAGCGTCACGGCGAGAACCGCCTTTACGGGCGTGCGCCGCAGAAAAACCGTATCCTGCGGCGGCCAATCATCGAGCACCAGTCGCCAGGCCTGGTCGATCAGGGCCTGCCCCGTTGCCCTCTCCACCTCCTGGCGGGCGGCGCGGATCAGCCCTTCGATCAGTCCGTCCTCCTGCGTGTGATCGATCCTCAGATGCGCTTTCACCTCGGAAAGCGTCACCGGCTCGACCGCTGGATCGAGCATTCGGAAAAGCGTCATAAAGCAACCCCTTGGCGGAAAATGAAACGGCCCCGGAAATCCGGGGCCGTGATTAAGCTCGCAATGCCGCTATCGGCGTCGGGCAATGCCGCTATCGGCATCGGGCAGTGCCGCTATCGGCGTCAGGCGGTGCCGAATTTGAGAAGCTTCGCCGCCTCGAAATCCTGGATGCCGCCGCCCACGCGCTTGGTCGTGTAGAACAGCACATAGGGCTTCGCCGAATAGGGGTCGCGCAGGACCCGAACGCCCATGCGATCCACGATCAGGTAGAAGCGGCGGAAATCGCCGAAGGCGATGGGCGTCGTGTCCGCACCGATGTCGGGCATGTCCTCCGCCTCCACAAGCGGGAACCCCATCAGCATGGCGCGGCTGCCGGGGCTTGCCGGCGGCTGCCACATATAATTGCCGTCGGCATCCTTCAGCTTGCGCAGCGTCGCCTGTGTCTTGCGGTTCATGACCCAGCTCGCATTCTGACGGTAGCCGGCCTTCAGCGCATAGACGAGATCAACCAGCACGTCGGAAGAATCCGTTGCAGGGAGTTCTCCGCTTACTCCCGTCAGAGTGTAGCCGACCTTCCCCCAGCTCCAGCCCGTATCGTCCACCTGGGTGTAATTGAGAAAGCCCTTCGGCTTGTTCACGCCATTGCCGTTGACGAAGGCAGCGCCTTCCTGTTCGGCGAAGGCTGTCTCCACCTCGCTGGCGATCCACTGGTCCAGATCGATGACGCTGTCATCCAGAAGAGCCGCGGTCGCCGCAGGCATGGCATAAAGTTCCGCCGTCGGAAATTGCAGTTCATCGAGCGTGCTTGCAGCCGTTTCCGGCCGTGCCGCCGTTTCGGCCACCCAGCCCACGGAAGGACCGCTGACCGCGAAGGGCTTTTTAAGAACCGCACTGGAGACCTGCCGCACCGAAGCAATGGAGCGGATCGGCGACAGATCCGCAAGCCGGGCACCAATCGCCGCTTCCGTTTCGTCGGGCACAAGATAGCCGCCATCCGGGCCTGAGCCGTAGGACAAGGATTTTTCCTCCAGCGCCCGTAGGCTGCGCTCGTCGCCGGAGCGCATATAGGCATCGAAGGCCTGTTTGCGTTCCAGGTCCGCAAAGCTCGTACCGCCTTCGCGCCCAAGCGTCGGACGCACCTTCTTCAACGCCAGCCCGTCGATTGCCTGCTTCTGCGTGTCGAGGGCGCGCGAGATGCGCTCCACCTTCTCAACCGTCACCGGATCGGCGCCACGCCTCTCCAATTGGCTGAGCTTTTCATCATTGGCCTCCTTGAAAGCCTCGAACGAGGTCATGAACTCCTCGAATGCCGCCGTCAGATCGCCTTGGTCCGGTGCCGCCTTCACCTCCGGCGCGTGCATTTCATTGTGTGCCGTCATTGGCTTCAATCCCTTGAGCATTTTGTTTCCGCGCAACTGCTGAAAACATGAAGATGGAGCACCATTTGCGCATCCGATCGGACGCATGGTGCTCTAATCGCTGAACATGCAGGCTGCCCGGCGGATCAAAGCCGCCAGCTGCCCGTTTGCGTTTTCACCCGGCGCGGCATCCCGCTCGCGCGACAAAGCTGCAAAGCCCTTGGCGATCACCACCCGGGCCTCGCGTCGCGTCAGCCCCGCATCCCGCGTCAGCCAACGCTCGAATTCGCGCGCCGTGGGCAGCGGCACGCCGTTTCGAACAGTCTTCACCGTGTCCACACGCGCCTCCGGCAACATGGGAAAGGTGACGACCGAAATCTCCCACAAATCGGCCTCCAGGATGCGCCGCACCCCGGTTTTGGCCTCTGTTCGCGCCCTTACGGTGCGAAAGCCTATGGAAAGCCCGTCGAGAGCGTGGTCGCGCATCAGCTCCCGCACCTCGCGTGCCTTGGCGACACCAAGCGCCAACCGGCCGCGCACGAAGAGACCACGCGCATCCTCCCGCACCTCCTCCCAGACGCCGATAGGCTCGGCCGGGTCGTGCTGGAACAGCATGCGGATGCCCCCGGCACCGCGCCGCTCGATGGAACGGGCAAATGCGCCCCGCTCCACCGCATCACGCCCCAGGTCCACCCGACCGAAAAGGCTCGCATAGCCGGAAAAAGTGCCGTCGGTTTCCACCGCCTCGATGTCGAGCCCGGCAAATTTGCGCTCTTCGGGCATCACCGCCTCGCATGCTTGCATCGCTAAATGCCTTTCTGTTGGTGAGGTTCGCGGATCTGCGCGCGGCCAGCGCCGCGTTCGGCTGCGCGCGTGTGGAAATAGCGCAGCAAGAGACCGATGGCGCTCCAGGCGCACAGGCTCGCCGCCGCCGCCCCCATCAGCATGATCTCGGCGGGTCCGAGCTTTGCCGTCAGGCCCAGCTGTTCGGAGAGCTTCAGTCCGGTCGCACCGCCGAAAATCATCCCGCAAACGACACCGACCGCGAAACGAATGGCGGCATCGCGCCGGTGCTTAGGCAGGATATAGGCGAGCGAGATAGCGGAGCCGGCCACAGCGCCAGCCCCCTTGGCGAGCCATATCCAGCCCGCCTGGGTCAGATCGGTCATTGGAGAATCCTCGTATGTGGAATTTTGCCTTAGGGCATTTTGCAGTCAGACGGGATCATCTGACGTCCGTATAAATGCGGAAAACAAGGAGCTGGAACGGGACAGCGTTTCCATGAAACGATGAACAGCTCTAACGGACTTCTCAGTCAGGCAAACTGGCCGGACTAAACAGATGCCTTACATTTCCGCACGTCCATTCGGATGCGCATAGGACGCTGTAAGCCGTTGAGTTTACGAATTGTTCTTTCCGAAAACCGAGATGTCAAACAGCTTGTAGAGCCTGCCATCAGCATCGTTCAATCCTTGGATATTCCATCTCGGGTTGTGTTTCAGCGCTCGTTCGAGGCGTCCGGCGGCGGTCAGCAAACGGAACCAGGCCGCCTCGCCGCGAGGGCGCACGGCAAGACGCGGGGCTTCAGACATCATGGCCCCTACCGCTCGCCTCCAGGAGCGTATCCGACAGCCTCGCGCTTCTCGTCGTCGGTCAGGAAGTCGGCTGCCGCGAGCCTCTTCCACAGCGCCTCGCGCTCCGCCGACAGCCCCTCCATGGCGTCCGCGTCGTACCAAAGCCGCAACTCGCCTCCGAAGACCGGCTTGAGCCAGGCCGAAAGCTCCTTCGCCACCCGCCCCACCATCGGCAGCACGGTCAGGCGATAGAAGGCCCGGTTCGCCTCCTGATAGTTCGCATAGGTGTTGTCGCCGGGAATGCCGAGCAGCATGGGCGGCACGCCGAGCGCCAGCGCGATGTCGCGCGCCGCCCCGTTCTTCGCCGCCATGAAGTCCATGTCGCGCGGCGACAGGCTCATCGCCTTCCAGTCGAGCCCGCCTTCCAGAAGCAAGGGGCGGCCGGCCCGTGCCGCGCCCGCATAGCCCTGCTCCAGTTCCGCCTTCAGCCGGTCGAACTGGTCTTCCGAGAGATTGCCGCCCTCCTTCGGCGCATAGACCAGCGCGCCGGAGGGCCGCGCAGAATTGTCAAGCAGCGCCTTGTTCCAGCGCGCCGCCTGGTTGTGCGTGTCGAGCGCCATCAGCGCGGCACCCAGCGGCGCGAATCCGTAATGATCGTCGAGCGGGTGGAACAGGCCGAGCTGGAGGGCAGCCCCCGTTTCCAGCGCCACGCGCTCACGCGCCTTGCCCTCGCGGTAGTCGAGCGCCACCGGCCAGCCGCCGCCATCGGCCACCACCGTCACCCGGTCGGGACGCAGAAGATGCAGTTCACGCGTTCCCGTGCCTGTTTCCAGCATCTGAATATAGGCGTTTCCAGCCAGGAGCAGATGACCGTACAGCGCCTCCATGAAGCTGCTTCCGGCCTGTCTCTGGTTGGGCCGGGCCATCAGGTCGAGAACTGGATGTCTGTCATGTTCGCGCGCACCTTCGTAGAGCAGCCACGGCACTGCGCCCGCAGCCTCCGCCACCAGCCGCACGGCGCGGTGGGCGACCGGGTTCCTCATGAACCCCTCGCGCCCCAGCGCCGCGTAGTCACGCTGCGACCAGCGCGCTTCCGCCTCGCGATGCAGCGCGACGAAGCCGCCCGCACCCGTCGCCTTCGTCTCCTCCGGCGCGCGCACGCCCGCGCCCTGCGGACGTTTCGTCCAAGGCCAGTTCCAAGCCATGTCTTTTTCCCGTTGAAACAAGCTGTAATCGGCGTCCCGCGACGCCGCAACGTTGTGAACCCGGCAGCTAAAGCGTGTCGCGATCTTTCAGATTCGCTCCGTACGCTTCAGGTCTTCGTTTTTCCGCATTTATGCGGACGTCAGGTGTAACCACCTGACTGAAAAATGTTCTAACCGAGATTCCTGATGCGCGGTTCGCGCACGCGTCCGAGCATCAGCTCGGTCAAAGCCCAGACGAGCGCATCCACCCGGTCCGGCGAATGCCCTCCCGACAGGCCGTCGAGGCCAAAATCGCACATTTCGTCCTCCAGCTCGGGGAAGCGCCCCGCATGGCGCACCCGCCCCTGCTCGTAGAGGGCCGCGACCGGCTCGGCGCGCAGCCACTTGCCGCGCGTAGCGCGCACCGGCTTCACCGGCACAGTCGCGTCGACCGTGGCGATCACCGCCGCCACCATGTCGCCACCCTGGTTCACTTCCGCCACCAGGCAATCCGCCCCGAACCGGTGATAGAGTGCCACGGCGGCCGTAGCCCATTCACGCGGCGTAACCGCCTTCACCGTCCCGTCATGCAAAACGACACCGCTTCCACCGGCCTCTGTCCCCGCCACCACGATGCCACAGGCATCAGAGGTTCGGCGCGCCGCCGCTGGCGGATCCACGGCCACCACGATGCGGGCAAGCCCCTCCGGCGCAGTTTCTTGCACCTCGCCATCGAACATAGCTCGCGTCCACAGCGCGTCAGGCCGATCCTCAATCAGCTCGCCATCCAGTTCCTGACGGCCGAGCCGCGTTCCGCCATAGCGCCGTTCCATGGCGCGCAGAAAACCTGCCGCCAGGTTCTTCTGGTTCTCAGCGGTGCGCATGCGCGTCACCGTCACCTGCGGATCGTTCATCAGCCGCCGCACCAGCGGCGTCGGGCGGGGTGTCGTCGTCAGAAGCTGCAAAGGCAGTGCTCCGAGCCGCAGACCGAATTGCAGCATGTCGAAGGCAAGGTCGGCGTTGCGCCATTTTGCCAGTTCATCGCACCAGGCCGCATCGAATTGCGGCCCGCGCAAACCATCCGGATCCTCCGCCGAAAAAAGCTGCGCCACCGCCCCATTGTCCCAGATGATCCGCCGCCGGCTGGGCTCGAACCGCGGCCGGTGCCGACGAACGATGGAAAGAATGCCTGAAGGCCCCTCCACCATCACCTCGCGCGCGTCGATCAGCGTTTCCCCCACCAGCGCGATCCGGCCATAGCGATTGCCCCGGGCGAAGGGGGGAAAGCCCCGCACCAGCGCATTCAC